GAATCGCTCAAGTCGATGATTAAACTGTGAAATAAATTCACACTAATACTGTCGTGATGACAGGAGGCAAAAATGGCAAATGTTAATGCCCCATTCGGGCTTAAAGCAATTCGCCATATGACTGGCGGCGAGATTCGTTTAGACGAATATCCTATCGCTAGTGGTTATGGCACAAGTATTTTTACAGGCGACCCCGTATTACAAACAACTGATGGTACATTGATTATCGGTGTTGGTACTGGTGGGACTCCATCAACTCAAATGTTTGGTGTATTTCAAGGCGTTGAATATACAGACTCCACTGGAGCTGTTGTATTTAGCGGTTATTGGCCTGCATCAACTACTGCAACAAACATCAAGGCGCGTGTTATTACCGATCCTGATGTTGTTTTCTTGATTCAATCCGATGCTACTGGTGCTGCTGCTGCTGATGTAGGTCAATTGGTCGATGTTGAGATTGTTGCCGGAGATACCAAAACAGGTGTTTCTAAAACTAATCTTGATGTATCAACTGGGACTGCAACCACAGGTAAGCATTTGCGTATTTTGCGGATTTACAATGACGGCGTTAATGCTGCTGGAGCCTATTCTAAGTGCGAAGTCGTTTGGGCTGAACATGCTCTGAAAGGCGTTGTTTCAGGCGTAGGAGGTATCTAATCATGGCTATGAATAGAGCGAATTTTGCAAAATTATTGCAACAAGGCTTAAACACTGTCTGGGGTATGGAATATAACCAATATCCTGAAGAGTGGAAAAAAGTCTTTATGGTTGAATCTTCTAAAAAGGCTTTTGAAGAAGATCAATTGGTTTATGGCTTCGGTGGCGCAGTAGTTAAGCCTGAAGGCTCAAGTGTAACTTATGATGATGGCGGTGAAGCTTGGACTTCTCGTTACAATCATGAGACTATCGCATTAGCTTTCAATATTACTGAGGAACTTGTAGAAGATAATCTTTATATGTCTACAGGTGCCAAGTACACTAAAGCCCTAGCACGTTCAATGCAGCATACCAAAGAAATCAAAGGTGCTGCTATTTTGAACACTGGATTTAGTACAACTTATGGTGATGGTGTGGCATTGTTTAGTGCTTCTCACCCATTAGCCGATGGTGGTACTGCAAGTAATATCCTTTCAACTCCTGCTGATATTTCAGAAGCGGCCTTGGAAGATATTCTCATCCAAATCCGAAAAACCACAGATGACCGTAGCATTCCTGTTGCTATGAAAGCAATTGACGTTATCATTCCTCCTGAATTGGAATATGTTACTTGCCGTTTGTTGGATAGTCAAATGCGTCCTGGTACTCCAGATAACGATGTTAACGCAATCAATAAAAAAGGTATCTTTGGTAAAGAGCCTGTTGTTGTTACTCGTTTGACCGATCCTGATGCTTGGTTCATTAAAACTGATATTAATGACGGTTTGAAAATGTTCCAACGTGTTGGCGTACAAACAGGTGCTGAGCGTGACTTCAATACTGGTAACTATCGTTACAAAGCGAGGGAACGATATGCGTTTGGGGCGACCGATTGGCGTGGATGCTTTGCATCTAGCGGAAGCGCGTAATGTCACATTAGGTAACATTTAGCAGTATCAAAGGGGATGTTAATTCATCCCCTTTTTACTTGTAAAACTATATATTTAAACTAGACTTGTTACATAAAGTAACAAAATTCCCTAGCGGGTTTTCATCGTCGTGATGACGAAGGATGTTTTTAAATGAGCAAGCACTTAATCTCGCGTGCGTCACAGTTATATTTTGGTGATGCTGTCAATCCTGGTTCTTATGCAAGAAATGAGAGAGCCGGAGTCCCAATCAACCCACTTACCAAAGTTTCTTTAGGCTCTCCAGTCGTTCTGGATGCTGATGGTATTGTCGCTGCTGCAACTAGCACAGAGTTACCTAATGCGACAACTATTACATATACTGGAGCAACAGACGGAACAAGCCCTATGGATGGTGCTATTGCTGCTCCTTCATCAGTATTTTTGAATGGCGCTAGCACTTTAGTTTATACCCTAGATGTACCTCGTAATGTAACCGTTGCTGTTACTCATGGCTCATCTGTTGTTGCAATGACTATTTTAGTATCAGGATATGATGAATATGGAATGCCGATGTCTGAATTGCTTACTATCACGGCTACTGGAACGTCAAAAACAGCGGCAGGAACTAAAGCATTCAAATATATTGAATCAATTGCATTAACTTCTGCTGGTGATTCTACTACTAATACGTTAAATCTTGGTTATGGTGATGTATTGGGATTGCCATATGCTTTACCTGCTAAGAGCGATTTCCTTACTAATGGTACTTTCTTCAATGAAGTTCTTGAATCTACTGCGCCAACTGTAGTTGCTGCTGTTACTTCTACAGCTACTACTACAACAGGAGATGTTAGAGGTACGGTTGCTTTGAATAGCGCTTCTGATGGCTCTGCTGTTTCTGTTTGGTATCGCACCGATCCTACTAGTAACACAACCTTATTTGGCGTAACGCAAGCATGAGACCTATAAGTAAGACTTATACTCCTGTTGCATCTGATACGGACGGGGTTGCACAAAGTCAAACCCCACTCGGAGCTGGGAATTTAACGATTAATGGAATCTTAGCCAGTAGTGGGACTGTTACCTTAAATGTCGGACAGCATGTTTCTGTCTCTTGTGCCGGTAGTGATGCCGGTAGAACATTTGTAGTTACTGGAACTGATAATTTTGGCAATGCTTTGACTGAGTCATTAGCCGGTAGTTCAGCTTCCATAACTAATGGTACAGAGAATTTTAAAACCATTACTAGCGTTTCCGTAGATGCTGCAACGGCTGGAGCCGTAACGGTTGGGATCATAGGTACTTTAGAAACTCCTTGGATTCCTTTAAATAACCATGCTGAAACCTTTAATTATGCTTACCAAGTAGATATTGGTACAGCTACCTTTACGTTTGAAGGTACGTTGGATAGCGTTCAAGATTCTACTATAACACCATTGCCTTTTACTATTGTTGCGTCTGGTAGCTCAGATATATCAGGAGCATCAACTATTCCTTGTAAAGCAGTACGGCTAAAAGTTACTGCTTTTACAACTGGCGATATAGTTTTCAAGGTGCTTCAAAGTGGTAATCGATGAAAGCATCAGAGATTATCTTAACTGTTAGAGAAGATTACACTGAGGATACGGTTAAGCCGTATCTTTTCAGTGATGAGTCTTTGCTAAGAAAACTCACTGAAGCCGAGCGACAAGTATGTAACAGGGGAAATTATCTATTTGATGATTCTAATCCTGAATATACACGTATCAATTTAATTGATGGATTCCAGAGTTATCAATTATCTACAAAAGTAACTGTTGTAGAGAAAGTTATATTTGACGGTGTCCCATTAGTTAAGAAAACTAAAGAAGAGTTAGATAGAGATTATTCTACATGGCGTACCGATACGACTTTAACAGGTAATACTGTTTACTATGCAATATCAGGTAAGACAATTTATTTCAGTCGTATTCCTGATTCTACAGATGATGGGAAAATTGTTTATCTCGAAGTTTATAGATTGCCTGATGAAAATATCAAAACAGAAAATCAGGAATTTGAAATACCAGAAGAATATCATCGTGATTTGATTTGGTGGGTGCTATACGAATGTTATCAAAAGTCTGATATAGATATCTTTGATAAAGATAAGGCACTTCAATATTTAGACATTTTCAATGTAATATTTGGTCCTCCTGTATCTGCAAGAGTTAGACAGCATCAATTCGAGTCGCCTAGATCGATGACTCTTAGGCCGAGTACGGCAACAGTTCCAGAAACGGATGATGATTGGTGATGGGAAACGAATTGGAAACAATAAAAGAACAAGTTAAGCAACTTGAGAGAAGGTGCGATAAAAAAGAAGAGAAAATAGATCAACTCATGGAGTTTAAAAATACTCTTCTAGGCTATGCTATCGCTATAGCAAGTATTGTATCTTTAGTCGTTACATATATTACACAGAAATAATTATGAATATATTAGAGATATTAATTTCAATATTTATCATATGGGCTATCTTCCATATTCCTTATTCAAAGACTATTAAGGACCATTTTAAATGAGTGAAAGCCATATTGCATTAGTGTTAACTGACAAAACAATAATATCTATTGCTTCTATACTTGGCTTATCAATATTAACCTTATGGATTCAAATACGAAAATCTTTGAATAACTGCGAGGAAGATAGAAAAGAACTTTGGAAGGCTGTTGCGGAACTTAAAAATAAAGCTTGTGAAGTTCAAGGATGCAAGAGTCGGATTAATAATTTTTAAATTGTAACTTTAATCACAATACTGTCGAGATGACAGGAGGTAAATAAAATGGCAAATGCCGTATATCCACTATATATGCAGGAATTGCTTCAAGCAACTGCTGGTACATCAATGGCTGGTTCTGGTACTACTGGAGTCTATGTTGCTTTAGTTGATACAGGAACATATACCTACAGTTCTGCTCACCAATATTTTAGTAGTGTTGTTTCTGCTCAAGTTGGAACAGAAGTTGAACTTGGGACAAAAACTTTTACAAACGGTGTTTTTGACGCTGCTGATACGACTTTTACATCAGTCTCAGGTAACTCTGTAGAAGCATTGGTATTCTTTATTAAAACTGCTGGTGCCAATACAACTTGGCCTTTATTGGCTTATGAAGATACTGGCGTTACTGGACTACCAGTTAATCCTAACACTGGAGACATTAACGTAACCTGGAATAATTCAGGTATTATCGGTTTTGTGGGGTAATTATGATTTATATAGTTAAAGGCGATAAAGATTCTGTTGTAGCGAATATGCTTAGGAATAATCAAATTTCTAAGAGAGATGGAGCTATGTTAGTTAAACCAGGATTTGATGGGAAGATTGAAAACTTAATCGAAAAAATTATTGAAGGCAAGGTTTTTACTTTAGGTGATGATATTAAATCAGTCCCTTGGAAGAAAAACCCGATGGTAATTTTCGAGGAAGGCTCTGAAATGACTCCTGAAGATTTTAATGAGTTAATACCAGGATTCATTGAGTTTTTTGGTCCTATAAGAGTCATTACAATT